TTAACGATGCTCTGGCTTACGCCGGTGTTCGCGGGCAGAGAAGCATAGGCGCGTGAAGCAAACGCAAGGCCGGAGGGAACCATGGCGATAGCGGACTGAGTGGGGGTGATGGTTACAACGTCGCCGTCATCAGCGGGATCGGTACCAACAAGAGCGGGGCTGAAGGTAATAGAGGTCGTGTCGCTCGAAGTGGTAACGGTCGAGGTAATGGTGTGCTTGGTTGCGGGAGACTCATCAGCGAAGGTCACAATATCGCCCACCCGAATCGGGTTTGCGTCATCATTAAACCCATCAACTACAACGGTAGTATCACCGGCCGCATAAGCAGTTCCGGTGTTATTGATGGCTCCAGTCACATCGGCGGGAGTATACTTGGAAATAGCGTTGTTGACGTAAAAGTCAAACCCCATCCGCCGCATTATACGGCCGTCTCTCATGATGTCCTGCTGTCCAGAGTTGTCTACGTACTGGAATGCGTCCTTTTTCATCAGTGCGCCAATAATGCCGGGGGACCCAATAAAGGCGCGGTTCATCATGCCAACGTCAGCAGCAGAAAGGGTGGTGCCGGCATCTACAACGTCGTCCTCATCGATCCCGGCGGTGGCATCCAGGAAGTTGGTCGAGCTCAGAAGTTCTTTATAGATTTCCTGGTTTACTGCAACCATAATGGACTTCGCCATGGGAACACCGTAAGTCTCAATCAGGTCATAGGCAGACTTGGTAAGCTCGGTTCCGTTCAGATTGATGGTGTATTTCTTGGATTTGTCCAGAGAAACTTCAACCTCGGTCTGAGCAATGTCAGTAGCACTGATAGCGTCGCCGGGGGTCCAGTCAGCGGCGGTAAAGTCAGGCTGAAGGGGGACGTTTACCTTGGTTCCATAGTTAGCCACAAGAGGCTCTACATTTCGAGACACCAGATTCTGAAACTGGTATTCACCCATATCAAGGCTGTCAAAAGACGCGGCCCAAAACTCAGGATACAAAAGGTCCATATTAGTATTACCCATTTATTTACTCCTCAATAGTAACGCTTTCGCCCGCCTTCTTTCTTTCCATGACTTCGCGGGCAATTTTCGGGTCCAGAAGCTCCGACCGTGTATATACGGTTTTTTTAGAACTTCCCTGAGGGTCGGACAATCCCAACCCTTGATTCAACGGCTTCTTGACGTAATCAACCGCCGCCTCGGACTTTGCCCAATCTTGGATGTAAGAATCAATGCCGGGGCCAAGGCCATCTTTATCCTTGGCAATTACATTGACTTTTCCATCAACATCCTCAACCTCGGCCATGCCGTTAAAATAGGCATAAGCAAGGTCAAACGCGGTATCCTTGACACCGGCATCCTTGAGCGCCCTTATGATCGTAGAACGCTTTTCACTCTCCAACCGAAGAGAACGTTCCCGGTCATAAAGCGCCCGGCTTTCTTCAAGCTGCTTGTTTATCCGGTTTAGTTGCCTTTCCAAGTCGGTCCCCTTATCTTTAGAGGAAACAATGGACTGCAAATCATCGGCCGAATCAACGCCAACCTCGGCAAGCGTTCTAAGCAGTTCCCGTTGGGCCTCGCTTGTCTCGTCTCGGTTCAGCCTCGACACTTTAGCCAGCAGCTCGTCTCTTTTCTTTACAAGCCCTTCCACATCCTGGGGGGCCTTGTATCCTTTTTCTTTAGCATAGCTCTGAAAAACTTCTTCGAATTGAGCCCTGCCTTCTTCCGTCTCTAAAAACTCTTTAAGTTCCATAAACACCTCGTGTATAAAATATTATAACATTGTATCATTTTGTTGTCAAACGGGTAACAATTGCCCGTATATATTGCGTTTTAGGCCGTTCTCTTTGGCCCATTCTTTAAACGTCTTATAATCAAAAACGCTTGTCTCCCCCGTCACAGGATCACGGCCACGGCGCCTTTCTACGGGATCAATGCCTGCCGGGAAAGTAACAACCTTTTCACGGTCGTTGATATCATAAGCCGCTACGCCTGTATTCCTTGGGGTTATGTATTTCTGACCGTTGGGATAAAGGAACCCTGTTCCGTCTTTGTCTATTTCTCCGTCCACTTCGGCGCTTTGGGGGCGCGTTCTATTATCCAATACAGATATAATTTTACGCCACATATCTATACCGCTATTTACAAGCTGTTGATAATTCGCATAGTCACCCATGGCCCGGCATCGGCCTGATTCTGTCCGGTATATCCTTTCGGCGTTTGAAACAGAAATGCCAAAGGTTTTATTTATATCCTTGGCGACGTCTTTAACACGGCTCCCATTTATAAGCCCCTGGGTTACAATGCTTTTAATCTTCGCTATATCCTTAGCCCGGTTTTCTGTCAATATATCTGTGAGGCTTCCGTACTTAGGTTGATAATTTATCAAAGCGCCCCACAATTTTTCTAAAGATCCCTTACGGCGTCCAGGGATTGAATCCCATACCTTTCGACTGCCATAAACAGATATCTCTATAACCTCTGCGGGAAGTACCGTGAAAAAATCCAGACCCGCACCAAAGACGGCGACGTACTGCTGGCGGTAAAAATTATTTGCAATGGACACTTTGGATGAGGCTATCTGCTTAACCCCGGCAGCCTTTGCCGCCTTGTCGTATTCGACGGTTATCGATTGCAAGAGCTTGTCATACCGCCCGTACTTTAAAAGCTCGTTGTAATAGTTTTCCGGGGCGACGCCTGATAAAAGCTTTGTATACGTGGCCTCAAGCTTTCTTGTAATAGACTGTTGCGCGGCATAGTATTCAGCGGCTATCTCTTTCCACAGCTTCCGAGTTTCGGCGGCGGTGAGGCTATAACCTTTTTCGGCGAACTGCTCAAACGTCATATGTCACCTCGTCCCGCGTCAGTGCTTCAAAAATATACCCCTCTTCCTCGTCGGGCCAGATATTGATAACCCCTAAAAGCTCGCCCTGGCAAAATAAATCCGTTTCAATAGCCTGGGCAAGCTCCCCGGCGTAGAATCCGGTTAAATCGTCGCCATAAAGGAGTCTTAAGATTTTATAGACTATCTTGTGTAGAATCTTCCTCATTTAAGAAGTCCTCCGGGGCACTTGGAATTCGAGAAAGCTTGTCAGCTGTCGCGGCGGCTTTTTCCTCCTCGATAGTTCTAAGATCAGGAGTAAGTCCGGTTTTTTTCAGGTTATACCATAGAATATCGTATGAGATGTCACCGTTTACCTACATTTGCCACAAACTCGTCAGTGTGCTTGGGTTTTCTTGCATAAATGAAAAGTCGGGGTTAATTCGATATTTAAAGTCCCCGGCAATCCCTGCCCAATTTGCCATAATCATTAGTGCTTTTGTCATGCCGTCAGAAACAACCTTTGCAACAGTGGAAAGCTGTCCGTGCTCGCCTTCTTTGTGAATCCTTGCGGTTTCGGCAGCCTCCACCCCTGCGGGGTCGGCCATCAGCGCACGAGAACCGGCAAGGGCCATATCTTTTTTCAAATCCTCTCCGGCCTGCCTGATTGCGTTAATCCCGGAAGCATCATCAAGCCCAAGCATCCCCCATGATCCGCCCGGCTCAAACTGCAAAACCGTAGACGTTCCAAGCTGTATAACGGGGTTATCATCATCGTCATGGATAAGCCCCGCAACGCAAGGGGTAGGCCGCCCGGCAAAGGTTAAAGCGTTACGATATTCCGCATCATTCTGATAATGCGCTTTATTGAGGTTTACCACGTCAAGAATGAGAGGATAGTCGGGCTTTATGATTGTCCCGTATTCGCTCATCGGAACAAAAGGGATATAGTCAATGGGTGCGTCATTAGCAACTACAAAAAGCCCGCGCACAAGAACCCATTCTTTTTCGCCTTTGCTGTTTTCTGTTTTTTCCCACTCCTCGGCCAAACAAGCCGGCGCTCCATCCTGCTCGACAATCTTATAAGTGACAATCTTCCCCGGCTCGCCCTTGTACCACTGCATGACAAGCGCAAGATATACAAGTGAACGCTTCCCTTTTAGAATGGCGTACTGATAATTGATTATATCCTTCGCCCTGATTTTGACAGCGTAGGGCCGAACTCCCCCGGCAGGATAATCAATGAGAAGCCCAAGGAGGCCGCTCTTGATAAGCTCTTTTCCGCACCAAGTAGCAACAGTATATATATCCTCTCCGGCCATAGAAAAAATATCGTCCCATCCGGGAGGAACTTCTACCTCAGGATCGCGGTTGTTTAAAATGCCTGTATAGGCCCGCAGGGTTTTACTCGCCCCAGGCCATACGGTAGCTTTTTCAAGGAACAAATCATATAGCGTCTGGTGTCGCCCGTTTGCGGTTCTTGCCGGGAGCGCTTCCATCTGGCTCGGCAGCTTGGGAAGGTATTCTTCCCGCTTGGATTTTACCGAATCCTCCCCGTCGCAAAAATCCGACACTCTCTCCCATATCGGGGCGTATTTTTCGTACTCTTCATACTTATCATCAGGTTTCATAGTCACTCCTTACATAGCGAAGGAAAGCGGCTTCACCGTTCCCCGATATTCGTGCATTCTCATTATGACGGCATCAATATAATGGTCGTTGCCGTCCGCCGGGCGGGGTAGGTCTTTTCCGGTCTTGTCCTTCTCCCAGCTCCACGTCGAAAACTCCCGCTTCAGGTTTACATCCCCATCTACAAGGTGGATTCTATATGACTTCAAATTATTAGCCATATCTGCCTTATAGTTTGCCCGTTTCTTTGCACCTCGAATCCCACGGTACCCAAGCCGATATAACTCATCAATACTTTTAGGCTCTGCAGAATCAGCCACAATTATATCATTTTTGCCAACCCCTGCAGATATCATTTTATCATACAACTCACGGTTAGACAAACCGGTACTATATACAAGTCCCTTGATATATAAGTCATCATTGTGAAGCCATAATTGAACAAGAGCGGCGGGGTCTTGTGAGAATCCAAAGTCAAGACCATATCCAAGGCTTTTTATCCCGTCAGGCACTGTTTGAACAACATCCCAATTGTCAAGGATCACTCCCTGAAGCTCCGCATACTGGCCAAGCGCCCAAAGCTTATATAGTGCGGGATTGGTTTCTTTGTACCCCTCAAGCCGCTTCTTTACATGGTCCGGGCAGTGTTCATTGTGGACGTAAGTCGTCCTAAGTGATGACACGTAAGCGCCAAGGGCCTCATCGTAATAACGGAGAATCTTCCCCGGCTTTGACTCAATTCTAAACTGCTTCTCAAACCAAAATAAATCACTCGCTGACTTCGGGATAGGGTTGTGGCATAGATAAATTGAATGGTAGTGAGCCCCGCGTATAGACTGGTCTATGGTTTCAAAGTCTGCCTCCGAAAACTCATTAGCCTCATCCATGAGGACTATAGACACGGATGAAAGCCCCTTTAACTTCTCCGGGTCATCGGCTCCCTTAAATATGATGCTCGACCCGTTAGATAGCGTTATTTCAAGCGGCTGTTTTACCTTGTCAAACTGAATACCACAGGCAGATAAAATCTTAATGGTGTCAGAGAAAATCGTATCTTTTATTGACCCGTAAACTTTCCGCATAAAAGCGGCCTTTGTCCCTGGCCAATGGGAAAGCCGAAAAACGATAGATAGAATGGCGTCATGAGTCTTTCCACTCCACCGCCCGCCGAGGTTATAGTAGTACCGTGAATAGTCTTTGTAGAATTGCTCGTTTATGCTATTCGGCTTCAGGCCCATGACCGCCCATGACCTCGCCCCAGGATTTTATGTTGTGGTTTAGAGTTCCGGAGTGCTCAACATCTTTCTTGTCTGTCCAGCCTCGGTTTTTAAGAGCAAAAATTGCACCCGTGCAAGACTGCTTATTAAGCTGCTTTTCATAATGTGATTCTATTCTAAGCATAGCCCTTTTTATGGGTACGGATAGTTCATCTTTTCTTGCAGCGTATTCATTTAATGCTGCCCTTCTTGTGAAGCCAAG